GCCTTGATTAAAGGCTAACATCTGAGAATCTACAACATGCATGAATGGAATTGAACCAGTAGAACGACTGCCATGAGTAGTAGAAATCCCGTTACTCCTAACATCGCCCCAATATCCACCAATGCCTCCACCCGAACTTGCCAACCATATGTTCTCATCATAGTGATTAGATAAACCATGGCGACTGTCAGGAACATAATTAAGGAAACAAGAGATAGGTAGCCCACGACTTGTTCCCCCGTTACTAAGTATAGGAGTGCTAAACATGAACCAACGAGAGGAACTGTAGTTATAAAGTCTTTGAGCCAGTTCAAAATCTGTTTCCCCTTTGTAGGTTGCTCCGTAGACTGAGGCTCTTGCGAATGCTTCTTGTGCATGTGTTTCTCCTTCCCAAAAATATCTATCTTTAAGTGTATCTAAACTAAATTTATCAAACTCTTTTTCTTTATCGTAGTCTATTTCAATTCCTAAGTAAGGCTTAGTTCCTATTTTATCATCAACCATTTTTGTCTTCTCCTAAATGATACTTCGTATCTTCTAAAGCTATTGCTATTATAGCATAATGTATTATTTTTAGCAAGTCCATTTCTGCATCTGTTCCTTCTTTTTTACCACACCTCATAGCATACTTCATAATGTTACCCATACAAAAACCTTCTCCATGTCCTGCATCTATTATCATATCGGTAGCCTGATACTTTCCTTGTGCATAATGTCTTTCGTATGTACCATCAACATATCTTTGTATCTGTTGTATGATATTATCTTCATTAAATTTATATTTCATTTCCATTCCTCTGGTAATGTTTCTTCACTATACCATGTAAAGTTATTTGTTTCTGCCCATTCAGCATGAGTTCTTTTAGTTCCATCTTTTCTTTTCTTAGCCTGTGGCATGGGAGAAAAAGGTTTCTGAAATAGAAAGACTAATTCATAATCTTCTACTATTTCTTTAAGAGCTTCTCTTATCCAAATATATTTACTGTATTCAGAGTAATCCCAAAATCTTCCCTTTGCTTCTAGTAATATTATTTTACCATCAATTTTTTTAATAAAGTCAGGCTCGTATTTATGCTCAACAACATAATCTATGTTTTGATTATGATGTTCCCAACCTTTTAAAACAGATTGATGTATATCATATTCCCATTTACTATCATACCCTTTAGGTACATTAACTTTTTTAGGTCTAGGTTTTCTAGGTTTTCTAGCCATTAAAGTAAATCCTTTAATTGTACATTAGGATTTCTTTTTACTTGTTTATAAAACCATCTTAAACTATAAGCACTTAACATAAATTTATTGTTAGCAAAGAGATGAGTTTGTTCTGGTAAAAATTCATGTAAGTTTTTCTTATTAATTTTAGAAGTATCTTCTCCTTCTGGTATCATAGTTCTTAACCAATCAATTAACATACCCTCTGCTTTTCTTCTTAACTGTTTAGACTTATTGCCATTCATAATTTTTCACCAGTTGCCAATATCTTAATACGCTATTAAACATTTCTTTATGTTTCGCATGTGATTCTTTATCCCATATATGACATAAGACTAATCCTGTATCTGCTCTATCTACAAATATAGAAACTCTTTCAGGGTCATCTATATTGCAACCTTGAGCATACGCTGATAGTTGCATACCATGTTCATCATATACTAACTTACTAGGGTCTTTGCCCTCTAGGTTATCTTTAGTTTTAAAGTCCACAAAGATACCGGACTTTGAATACAAGTCTATCTTACCACCATAACCTTGATTAGCACAGAAAGAATCTTCTGCAATCCAATCTTCTTCAGGAAAGTTTTCATCTAACCATGCTTGTATAATCTTATAAGGTTTAGTTTTAGCTTGACCTAAGAAACCTTTTTCAATTTGAGCATGTATTCTTGTACCTTCTTTTGCAGCTTTAGAACCAATCTGTTTAGCATCAGACTTACATCTATACACAAAAGAATCCATAGATTCTTCATCTCCTATGTCTAGTGTTGCTGCAGATTTTATAGCCTGAGTTATCTTCCAATTCTCTAATGCAGGTTTTGCAACCATACCAAGAATAGTAGTAACAGAAGGAACAAGTCCTATACTTTTAGCATCTCTTAATGTGGTGTTTCTTTCTTTACCATTAGCACCTATGATAGTATACATAGGTTCTCCCTCAAGAGAATACCAATGTCCTGATTCGGATGTAAACTTATTATACTTATCTAATTCAGTTTTGTCAATACCTTTAGTCATCTTTTAGGTCCTTAAATGTTTTAAATACATCAGATGTAAATAATTTTTGTATATTTACTAACCACATTCTACTTGCGTTGTGGTCTCCACCACTTACAGATTTTTTAAAGTCTAACTTTTCTATAAGTTGTTTTAGTTTTGGTACATCAAATATAAATGTACAAAATATATTATCTTCAATACAAAGATTATGAAACCAGAAGTCTGCTTCTGTTGTGATTATACCGGAAGGTTTACCATATGATTCATATTCAATACATATGTTTCCTGTTTTCATCCACATACCTCGTTCAGATTTTACTTCTATCTTTTTATTAGTAAGCATATCTGATATTTTATCTTCTCTTATTGTACCATATTCTAAATCTATGTCAAACTTTTTTCTATTTTCTTTAGTGGGTTTCACTCCAATTACCTCCTATTTTATATTCGCCTGTTAAATTACATCGCATGTTAAATTGCTCTGTTACCTTTTCAATACTCTCAACACCTAATCTACCAACACAATCTGCTTGAGATTCTTTTACTTGTAGTTGCCATTCATCATGTATGTTAGCTACAAACTTAGCATCAAAAGTATTAAGTTGTATTAATTGATATAAGTTTATCATAGCTTGTTTCATAACAATAGCACCTCCACCTTGTAGTAAAGTATTAAGAGAAGAATGTTGACTTCTTACATGTATTCTTCTACCATCAATACCTTTTAAGAAACCTCTGTTAGAAGCCTGTTGAACTCTATCTCTTAGTTTCTTTAAGGCAGGTAAGTTAGCAAAGAATCTTTTCTTTAAAGCTTTACCTTTCTTTATATCACCATTAATAATACTACCTATCTTAGCATCTCCTGCTCCATATATTAAAGCATATATAAATGTCTTAGCTTGGTCACGAGTTTTTAATCCTGCTAATTTCTGATTGGTTGAATGTATATCTCCGTTAATAACTTCTTCAATATAATCAGCATCGTTCATGTAATGTGCTAACATTCTAAGTTCAAGACCACTAGCATCTATACCTACAAGTCTATATCCTTCTGGTACAGTCCAACAAGAACGACATTCCTTACCATAAGGACTATGTATGTTAGGAACTTGAGCCATGTTAGGACCTCTATGTGTCATTCTACCTGTAATAGTTCCGTTAGGTATAACTCTACCATGAACTCTATCATCTTTTAGTTCATCTATCCATGATGATACTTGTGCAATTCTTTTTTGATACAGTAAAAAGTCAGCTATAAGTTTAGCTTCTGTTATATGCTCAATCTTTTTAAGTGTAGCTTCATCTACAATAGGTTGACCAGTAGGAGTAAACCTTTCTGGTTTCCAACCAAAGTCTATAAGATATTCTCCTATCTGTTTACGACTACCTAAATTAAACTCAACTAATTTCTTACGCATAAATGGTTCGTGATTGTTTGATGTAAGTATATTAGAATACTCCTCATCAGTAAGTCCTCTCTTACTTAACTCTCCATCTTTTCTAATGTAAGGAGTTACAAGTTTATCATCAACCCATTTAGGTTTAAATGTTTTTTGAACCTCATCTTCTACATCTGCCATGTTTTGTTTTAGTTTTGCTAACAAAGTCATAGCTTGTTTACTATCAAAATAAAATCCAGTCCTCTCTTGTTCACGCATTATTACAGCAGTTAATTGTTCTAAATCAAAAGACTGTTTACTAAATCCCATACCTTCTTTCTGTAAGAATTTATATACAGCTTCGTTAAGAACCACATCTTGCACACAATAATCTAACATCTGTGGTGTGTAGTTGTCAAACTCTGGTTGCTCTTGTTTAGGTATACCTAATCTATAACCCCAAGTTTTTAAACTATGTCCGTTCTCTCTGATAGGATTATATAATCTTGACATAACTAATGTGTCAATAATCTTTCCAGAGTATGTAAAGTTAAATAACTTTTTAAGTACCGGTAAATCAAAACCTATAATGTTATGACCAATTAAAGTCTTAGCACTTCTTAATAAATCTAAACCATCTTCAAGTTCATCTGGTCCAAACTTATATGTAGTACCATCAACTTCTTTAGCTACAATACACCATACTTTTGTAGCATCAAGGTCATCTGTTTCAATATCAAATACTATATTAGAAATCTTCTGCATCAAATGTTTCCTCCTCTGATACTTCGTGTAATCTACCTGTATCAATATCATATCTTAAACTACAAGCCATTCCTGTATCTCCTGTATATCTTGATTTCAATACACGAACTTTAGTTATGTTAGCCTCCTCAGGATTCTCTGCCTGTTGATTTCTTTCTAAAGCTATAACACAATCTGATAGTTGTGCAATACCTTGTGAACCTTTTAGATGTGATAGAGATACTTGTATTCCTTTCTCATGTCCTCTATCTCCTTGTGCTCTACGCAAGTGTGATACTAATATCATACCTACTCCTGTTTCTTCTACAAGACTACGCAATCTATTCATAAGCATATCAATACCTC